GAGCGGGGAACGTCAGCCCCATAGATTCCACAAAGGCTCTATGAATCTTGTTCACCTGTAACAGTCCAGCGTCAGCCCCGTTGAAAGCGTCTGCTTGACAACGTGATTCACGCCAGATGACTTGCTGTAGTTGAGACCATACTGTCTCGTCCCAGCCAACCCTGATAGCCGTATCGTGCCACTCTCCGCATAGTCCGTAGCGGGCACGGTCTTGTTCTACCTTCACTGTCTTAAGGTAGGACTTCACTTCGGGACTTAGAGTGGTGGTAGTCGTTGAAGTGGTTGTAGTTGTTGATGACCCGACAGTTGAGTCTTCTGCTTTTTCTGCCTTTGCACTAATGGCGATAAGGCTTGTAATAATTATTACGAGGGGTGCGATAACTTTCAGTCGCATAACTCTCCTTTGTTCAGTGGACAGGGGAAAGTCAATCCATTCAGTCTCCTTTCGTAAGACAGTAAAGAACTATTCTAGTCGGTGTCGTATGCTTCGTTAGTTAGCAGGTCTGTAACGTGCTGTGGATAAAGCAAATAACCCCTAGCAGGGTTGTCGCTGGTGGGTGCAAAGTCTCTTTTGCCTAATTGGTTTATGCGTAAAAACTTTTTAAGTCGTGCCACCTGCACTGCGGTAAAGGTGTGCGGTGCGAACACATACACCCACCACGTTGCCTGCGTCACGTTGATACCTGACGGCTTCCAGCCTGCGCCACGAGGGTTCTGGTCAGTCTCTACAACCATACGCCCATTACGGTAACGGTCATACTTCACCTCAAACGAACCCGCCTCCAAGTCGTGTAGGAACTCGGTGACCATCTGCTCACCCTGCAACCCGAACTTCAGGTCGTCAGAGAAAACAAACTTGTCAATGTCGTGAGACGGTTGATAGCCAGACATCAGTAACCAGCCTGCTTCAACAAAGCAACAATGTGTTCCAGTCTTAAGACAGCGTACTGTTCCGCTGGGTTGCCGTACCCTTTGCGTTTCACAACCAAGATACCAATGTCTGCGTTAGCGTTCACCCGTTCAGTCTCGGTCTCAACCAGCCACTCGGAGAGACGCAACTGTTTATGGTTTTTACATTCCCAAACAATCGGACCCGTTCCAGTGATGTCACCTTTGTCGTATGTGCCGTGAAGGACACGACGTTCAGCGTAAGGGAACTGCCCTGTGTCACGAAGGTATTGAACTACCGACGTCTCAAAGGCTGTGCCCTTAGCACGTTCCTTACTCACCAGCAACCCTGTCAGAGCGACGGACAATCACCGTTCGCAACACTCCGACAAACAAGGAAAAGACTAGATGCCCCAGAAAGACACCGACCATTACCTCAATCATTGTTCATCTCCTTTGCGAGCAGGTGGCGGAACAAAGTAGAACGTGAACATTCATACTTCTGACATAAGACAGCAACCTGTTCCATCTGTTGTGCAGTCATACGCAAGGCAATCATCTTGGACGACGCCTGTTCCCCTGTCGGGTCTACGGTGCGTTTAGCGGGCATCAGCCTTCACCGCCTTCTGCTGGCGATAACTTCTTGAACGCTTCACGGAGGGCAGGCAAGTCCTTAGTCTTTAGGTTGCCCCATTCCAAACCTGCTTCGGTAGCCACAGCCTTCGGGTCAAGGCTCTTGCCTCGGCAGGCTGCCTCAAACTGCTTCACCTGCAATGTAGCGAGTGGTGAGTTGTCGTCCTGACTTACGGCAGGGGCAGGCTTCTCGGTGGGCTTGTTGCGCTCAACCTTTTCCATCTCGGTTCGTGACGGGCGCTTGCCCTTTGTGCCGTGATAGTTCATATTGGCTAACGCTCTACCGATAGCGGAGGTCTCTGCGTTCTCCACAAACGAGGTAGCGTTCACGCCCTTAGAGGATTTGATTTCTTCTGCGAAACCAGTAGCCACAGGGTTGAAGTCGTTGGCTTCACGCCAAATGCTTGCCTTGAATACCACCTTGTCGGCGTCGTAGTGAACCATCTCGGTATAGATACGACCAGTCGGGTTTGCTTCCCAGAAACGGGTCAGTCTTTCCTCAACCGTCTCGTAAGAGTTGATGTCAAAATATGCCATTACTTTTCTCCCTTCAATAGAAGTGTTCTTGTTACTGATTGCCTCATATATTTAGAGGCGATGTCTGGACATTCCGCTTGGAATGTTTTGGAATCAAACGAGTGTCGGGTTTGCCCCTTCCAAGTAGCAACCGTGACACCGTTGATGGTAGCAACCTCAGCGTTGCCAATCAAGTCACACAGTTCTGCTTTCAGTTTGTCTTCCAAATCTTTATACGATTTCAGTTCGGACTTTATGTGCTTCAACTGTGCGATAAGTTCGCTTGCTGAGCGTTCAAGTTCAACGGATTCCTCTGTCGGTTTCTGGTAGCGGGTTGTGATTGTCTCGTATGACCAGCGGACACCTGACGGGGTGATGCCAATGTCAATAGCGTTCAACCATTTTTCAACTGCGGAGATATGTTCCACCACTTCGTCGCTTGTTACTTCTTGAACGTGGAGATGGAGAATCATTTTGGGGTCAAAGATTGCCCAAGTGATTTCGTGTACGTCGGCACAGATAGCCTGCTGGATACCTTGCAGTTTCCAATAGTCGGGTAGTACGCCTGTCCATTCACGGGTGGAGGTTTTGATTTCTAACACCTTGCGGGTGTCGCCTTCTTCGTAGAGACCGTCAAGGGTGGCAATCATTCGTGCCCCACCTTTCGTGTCACAAGCGAACATTTCTTCGGGTGTGATGTATTTGATACCTAACTTGTCGCAAGCCCATTCCAACACGAACGGTTCAAGACGGTTGCCTCGTTCCATAGCGGGGTTTGGTGGTATCGGCTTCGGAGGTATGTCGCCCAGTAGTTCGGCTGCATACTTCTCCATTGGTACGAACGGGTGTAGCCCGTAGATAGCGGCGACCGCTGACGCAGACACACGCTTGTTGTTTTCCTTGTCACGGAAACGGTCATTCAACCATTCTTGCGAACCGTGTTCTTGCTTTGGTATGCGATAACGATTAAGAGTCATCTGGTTCCCTTCGTTGTAGTGATATGAAATACTGTAATGCACAAGTTACAGCAAAGCAACTCTATTCGGAAATAATCTTCAGCGACCTAACCATCCCTTGCGGGATATGGAACGGGTTGATTCCCTCACCGTCGTTAATCGTCTGCCAAATAGTTGTATGACCCTCTTTGCCGCCTTCGCCTGCAGGCACAATGAACCCTACGGTAGTAACAAGACATTCACCGTCATCCTCAAAGGCGCTGAGTTCCTGCCAGCCTCCCTCGCCTGCGTGAGCGTCAGCCCACACGACCATCGCTATTGGATACGGTGCAGACTTGCGATAGTTGTAGTCAGCAGGGAGTGTCGGTTCCATCATTCAGGTCTTCCACCAGCATAGAGACGCCAGGTTCGCCACACTCCCAACAATTCTTACCTTGATTCTGCTTCCACGCTGTTTCACAGTTGGGGCATACGAGCCAGTTACCGTCTACATACATGACTGAATCTTACTTCAGGCTGCCTTATGACGACAAGGTTTGCAGGATTTCTCCAGTTGTTCTAACGCCCAAAAGAACTCTCGTTGTTCGGCTTCGCCCATAACAACAACACGACGGAGGTATTTCTTTAGTATTTCTATTGCCTGCTCGTTCATAGGGACAATGACGATACCACTGTCTTACGTCAGGCGCTACTCCGTGATACTGTTAGACATCACCTTTGAGGTGGTCGTCAATATGACCATCCAACTTGTTCTCAATACGGTTCAACGAGTCCGCCATAACCTCATTGCTTTCCGCCGACTCAACACGGTGACGTTGAATCAAAGCCACCATCACCGCACCGATAACACCGATGAACGCAACAGCGATACCTTCCGTAATCACTCGTCATCACCCGTCAAAGCCAACGACAAAGAAATAAAAGAACAAACAGCAACCAAAGAAATGAGTACCGCTTTCATCACTTGATACCCAACGCTTCCTTAAACTTTACCCACTCCTGCTTAACTTTCTTCGTCGGGTTATTAGCGTCAGACAACTGCCAATGCCATGCCTCATACTCTGGGTTTGGTTTCCAAAGATACTTAGGTGGACCCTGCAAAAAGATTCCATACGTCGGAGCGTTATCT